TTTTTCATTGCAACAACAATACTTGATGCATAGATAAAGCCTTGTCCACCACTGATCTTGTCATCTGGATCAAACATATCTTGTGATGCATATGTATGGTTAGTACATACTAGTCCTACGTTGTAACTACCAATCATGTTAACAGTATTACGTACAAGTGATGTTAGTGCTTTAGGCTTACGACCCATATCACCTTTCATATCACCTTTGTTAAACTGATCAACATCTGTTGGTGTTAGTAGCATACCTAATGAATCAATTACAAACAATACTTTAGGACGATCTTCTTCGTTCATTGCTTTATAATCTGCCATAAATGTGCTAACAGTTTTTGCTACATCATCAATCATTGACATATTTAATTTAAGAAGTTTATCTTCTCCTGTGTCAACGTCTAATGCTTGTAGCCAACTTTCATCAAGTGCATTCTCTGAGTCAATTAATACTACAAAGATACCTTGATCTTGTGCGTGTTTTACAATGTTACCTGCACAGAAATAACTTTTACCTGCGCCTGATTCTCCTGCAAACACTGTTACCTTGCCTAGTGGAACGCCTCTATGAAAGTCGCCACTAATAAGATAGTTTAGTGCATATGAGCCTGTACTAATCCAATCAGTTGGATCATTAAAGCCACTACTCATACCTGTTATACTTTTAGTTAAGTCCTTACGGAACTTACTAACGTCAAATGATTTAGCCATAGTTTCTCCTTGTTAAAAGCTAATGTAGGGGAAATTAATCCCCTACAAACGATTAATTATTTTATGATTGACGTGATCTAATCATTGATAAAATGTCTTCAGCTTTACCTGACGGTGCAGGTGTCTCTGTTGCCGGAGCCGCAGGTGCCGCTTCTGCTACTGGAGCAGGTGCCGCTTCTGGTGCCGGTGTTGGAGTTGCTGGTGCCGCTGGTGGTGCCGCTGGAGCAGGAGTACCCGCTCTATTCTGTGGATCACCTGTTCTTGCCGCCATTCCCGCTGGACGGAAATATTGACCAAAACGATCCATATCATATGCTTCACCATCTACTGATGCTTCAAACATTTCTTTCATGACTTTTACCTCAACTTCTGAAGGTTGTTTCGGAAGGAAGTCACTCATGTTAAACAAGCCATTAGTTTCAATAGCTTTCATTTCAACATCTGTCAATGGACGCTCTCTACGTGCCCAATTAGAAGTTGAATAGTCAGCATATCCACCTTTACTTGTTTTATTAAGACGGAAGTCTACACCAGCAGTATAATCTGTTGGTAATTCTTCCATGTCCGGATCCATGAGAGCCGCTTTAATAATTTGGAAAATCTGTGGACCAATAATAAACCTTCGAACTGGATTCTCAGGAGTAGTATCTTCATTCAACGCATTTTCAGTTACGAAGCCTTGGAATACGTATGAACGTTTCTTCCAATATTTTCTACCCATGTCTTCTAGACTTGGATCTTTAAACCATGCACGTACTTCATTTAGAATGTCGCACGTTTGTCCGTACATTTCCATACACGGAACTTGTACTTGTACAGGACGTGAGTCTGTTTCACCTTTAATTCCTGCAAACGGAAGTTTGATCATCAAACGTTCTTTCCAAAAGAAAGTGTTTGCTTCATCTCCGTCTGGAAGGAATCTTAGAGTTGAACTCTGTCCTTCTTGCATGTTCCAAAATGGGAAAATTGCGTTGTCACCGCCTGACGAACGATTGCCGCCAGTGTTTGCTTCTTGTTCTTTCAGTTTAGCTCTGATTTCTGCTAGTGTTGCCATAATATAAGCCTCCTATGTGTTTTTGCCTTATAGCTGTTTTGTATTGCCTAAATGTGCATTACTTTATATATAATACACTCTTGTACTTATAAAGTCAACCTTTTTTTTGACTTTATTCTGAAATTTGGTTATCTTAGTCCTGCTAGGGATTGGATACGTGCCATTTCAGCATCTTTCAAGCGTAATAAATCTGCCATTACTGCTTGAGCTTCATCAACCATCTCATCACCGTACTGTTTTTGTACTGCTGTTAAGACTGCTGTTTCACCTTTAGGGAAAGCATTACTAGTATAATCGTACATACCTTTAATGAATTCATCTAATGGAATTTCGTTCTTTTGCTTCAATTCGTCACCGTTTCCTTTTGGACTAATGTCGATTGTTGTAGCATCTTTATCATCTTCTTTTGCTCTTTCGTCGTCTCCGAACATCATTTTATATACTTTATATCCACCCAATAATAGTGCAACTACTACTGCCGCTGGTATAGCATATTGTTTTGCAATACCTGCAACTTTGTTTAGATCTGGAATATTATCTAGTGCGCCTGCCGCCATTGATTTAAGTTCATCTGCTGTGTTGGCTACTTTGTCGCCAACTGATTTAATAGTACTTTGAGCTGTGTCAATAGCATCGTTAGCTTTACCAACAAGTTCTGCTCCACCTTTTACTGTGTTAACTGCTCCTTTTGCTACGTCTACTGTTGCACTTGGATTAGCCGCCGCTGTTGCACCAACAGTTGCTTTGACTGGATTCTTTGCTGACCAACTTAAAATCTTGCCTGAACCCTTCATTACATTTGGTAAAACTTTAGGGCCAAGCATTCTTAGTGCCGCACCTGCCGCTGGTACTAGTAATCCTAGTAACGGTAATGCTTCTTGTAATTGTTGATCTTCTGCTGTTAACTCATCTGTACGTTTGCCTAAAATCTTTTCGGCGTTTAGTTTGCTCATTTTAGTTTTATATTTTTTCCCTGCAAACATAAATTCTTTTTCGCCTTTTGATGCCGCATCAGCCGCACACTGAGAAAACTTTTCCCACATAGCTTGTTGCTCTTCTGCAGTCATCATTTGCTTTTCTTTTGGTCCTTGTTCATGTTTTGACTGTGCAATAATAGCATCCATCTTTTCAGCATATGCTGTTTGAGGATCGATAACTTCATTAGGTGATCCCATATCGTCATTTGTATCTTGAAATCCTTTTTGTGCTAGAAAGTTTTGAATTACTTTTGCTGGATTACCATCAGCCTTTACCATTTCTTTTCCAAATGTTGCTTTGTCCATTTTTAGAACTTGGGCTAGATAATCTGCTCCATGAGTTTTAAACATACCAAGATACTTGTTCCCCACAGTACCTAATTGTATTGCATCATCTTCGGCTAGTTTTTCTAAATCTACTTCTTCTACTTTGTTTGCTTCTTTTACTAAGTTGTATACATATGGAAATACACCTTTTAGTTCTTCGTTAAACTGTCTAATAGTAAGTTCGTCAATCCAAGTATTTGAAACATCTTCTGGAACTTCTTCAAGCACGGTAGTTTCGAAGTTTGCAAATGTTTCTGTATAATATGCTTTGCGTTGTAGAGACTCAACTGTCTTTTTAACAGTAGCAAGTCTTTCGTTTACAACGTCCATGTATCCTGCTAAACCTTCAGCCATTACACTTGAGCGATTCATGTATGTCTTAAATTTACGCAGTTTGTTTAATTCTTCTGATAGCCCAACAATATGCTTACCAAAGTCGTCGTATGCATTTCCACCTTCACTTACGTGCATAGCCATTGCTCTTGCACCGTTCATGTGTCGTAGTGGATATTTAAATCTTTCGCCGTTTGCACTTTCAATATAAATGCTGTGTACATTTTGTGTGCGTCCTGCGGCATTTTCGTGGTTTACTGGGCCAGCATGTTTTACAACTAATCTTGCTGTTCCGATATCTTGGTAACTAGTTCTACTAGTTCCATACATCTTTGATTCGCTCATTTGTTTCTCCGTGCTTAGATATTCGTAATCTCTTTTATCTAAATTTGATTTTGTTATGTCTCGTGTATCAAAATTTAACATTCTCTTTTTTGCAAATACTCTTAATTCTTTTAAAAGATCAAACCATTTGCTTTTAAGTACATGTTCATCTTCTGAAAATAGGTCCTGACCATACATTACTGTGAGTGCATTTTCGTCAATACTTACACTAACTTTCTTACCGCTTGCAAAGTCAAATTCAAAAAATCTAGCTTCTTTTGGTTTGTTAGTTATTTCAGCAGATTCGTTTCCTACTGTAATGCTAGGAAAGCGTCCACGTATCTTATTAAATAATTCGTCTGCAATAGTCTCAAGGTTTTTCATATTAATATTTATCAATAACCGCTAACAAATATAGGCATCGGCGGTTCGTATGATTCTTCTCCTTCTGCTTGTGTAAACGTATTATATATACGTGGATCCCAGTCTTTCATTACAGCCATCATTCTTAATGCAAGTAATGTAGCACTAACCAAGTCATCATTAGCTCCCGGTTTTGCTCTAAAACTAGTACCTGTAGCAACATAATTCTTTAGTTCAGTAATTAATGGGCCACTGTTAATAGTTATCTTATTATTTTCAACCATAGTCTTTAGTCGACTACATGCTGTAATCTTAGTACCATGTGTAGTATTAAATCCTTTACGAAACTTACGTACATGTCCTTTACGCATCGGTTCACTTACAAATAGTCCAGGTATATTTTCTTCGCCAAAGTCATTTATAACAATCAATGCCGCTTCTCCGATACTATTGTTTTCTACACTCCAATAAATGTTAGATCCAGTTCCTTTACAACTATCTTGTATGTGTGTACAAATATCTCTTAATATTCTAATCTGTGCTGGTATAGGTGTTTCGTTGTGTCGCCATTCTGCTACTTGTGTATAACTTGGAAGTTCATATACTTGTATTGCGGCATAATCGCCTCCAGTACCCATTGCTGGATCGAGTGCTACTGCATAATTTTGATCTCCTGTTGGTTTTCCGTACCAACGTGTTTGCCCCATGTTCATTAATGGATCTTTTGCTTCCATAGTTGATAAATGAATACTATTAATAAGTGTTTCATCGTATACTAAGAATTCGCAACCGTACTCTCGTCTAAATTTTTCTTCGCCAATACGTCCAATTTCTTCAATCTTCCATTGTTCGTCTCTGTCAGGATGTTCGTCCCAACCACATGTAAATCCGTGAAAACCGTTTATGCCGACTTCTTGTTCGTTACCATGTGCATCGTATTTCTCTTGTGATTGTTTCCAAATAACAGCAAACGTATCTTCGTCTGAGTTAGGTGTACTTGTAATAATAGCACGACCACCTGTTGCTAGTGTAGGTGATATTGATGTCCAAAATTCTTCTGCAATATTAGGATTAACAAATGCAAACTCGTCACAGTATAATAATGATATACTCATACCACGTCCTGTGTTGCCTGTTGTAGTAGCACTAACAATTCTACTTCCGTTTTCAAACTCCATTGAGCCTTTGTTATAGTTTGTAACACCCGCTCTAATATGGTCTGGACATGATTCATACACATAACGTATACGTTGCATAATCTCTTGTGCGCCTGTATACTTGTGTGCGGCAATTAGTACAGTTTGATCTGGATGAAACATTGCATACCATGCTAGATATATTGCGGCAGTAGTAGTTTTACCAGTCTGCCTTGGTAGCATGTTTACATTAAATCTATGATTGTGATAACTTTCAAGAAGTCGTGATTGGTATGTGAAAGGATCAAACAATAATTTGCCTTTTACAGGATGTTGGATGTATGCAAACTTACGTGCGAAATGGTCGTAACCAGTTTTAGGATCCATGCATTTAGCAAGGTCCTCAATCTGTGTATCAGTATATGTTTCTGTTTTATTGGCTTTCTTAATTAAGACGCCGTCTAAAGAAGTACTCATACTACTATTTAACCAAAAAAATAGGCCCATCGGGCCTATGTGAGTAAGACTTTATTTTAAACTATACCGTCGCCGGTAAGTGCATTACCTGCTATACCGCCAAGTATTCCACCGCCGATTGCACCCACTGGTCCTAACGGTGCACCTAATGTTGATCCAATATATGATCCTGCCGCGCCGCCTAGAAATCCTGCATTTAAGTCTTGATCACCTTCAACGTCATCTTTGCCTGGAATTTTTGGATCGTCCATCTTTGCTGTTTGTACAATACTAGGACTTAGTCCTGCGTTAGTCATCATTTGCATTAGTTCAGCAACTTCGTTTGGAGTTTCTGCATTCATACTAATGTTAACGCTTGCTTGCTCGTTAACTGGTGAGCTAATATTATCTAACTTTTCCAGTAAATCACGCATTACGTTGCTACTAATGTTGCCGCAAGAGTTACTAGTGTACCACTAGTGTCAATATTGTTTGGGCCAACTGCTGTAACTGTGCTAGTTGGATAGTTTGACGCTTTTCCGATTAGTCTAATACGTGCTTGTAAGTCTGCCGCTGTTGCACTGTTATCACATACTACAGTCATTGTACCACTTGCATCGTTAGTTGTATGATAAACCAAAGGATTAATTTCTTTACAAATTTGCTCAACTGTTTCATCTAATGCATCGTCTTCTGCTCTTAGATCAACTGCTGTACCGTTTGCAATTTTTACTAAAATTTTAAAAGCAAATGCTCCTGGGTAATGAACATCACCTGCCGCCGATTTTCCTGATCCGTTTACTCTAGTTTGTCCAGCCATTTAATTACCCCTTGTACTCTGAATATAATGAAGAAAGTTCTTCTTTAATCTTACTTGCTAGTGCCATTGGATTATCACCGCCTGCTACTTTTGGATAAGATTTTTTAGATTTATTAAGATCATTTCCGCCTTTAATTACATCAGTGTGTGGTGCATACTCTTCTTCTGGACTATTTTCGTAGTCTTCTCCAGTGATCTTATCACCAATTGTTCCGCCTACCATTGCGCCTGCTACTTTTGGTGCTACACTTTTTACTATTGGTTTAACAATAGCACTTGATCCTGGTACTACTAAATCAGCAACTGCTCCTGCACCTTGTGCCGCTAAGTCTGATCCTACACCGCCTGTCATCTTGTCTATGTTGTCACCTGCTTGTGCTCCTAATCCACCACCAATAAGTGTTCCACCTACTCCTGCTTTAAGATCCATGTCTCCGTCGACATCATCTCTACCTGGAATCTCTGGATCATCGTCCATTGCTCCAAGTGCTTTGATATGCTTTTCCATATCCATTCTTGGTGCTAATGGCTTATCACTAACTTTTTCTGGTGACATACCTGCGTTACGCATCATTGCCATAAGTTGTCCAACTTGTCCGGCATCGTCTGCTGTCATTGAAATATTCATTGACGCTGATTCTTTTAATTCTTGTTTTTTGCTAGGAGCTTCAATAGCGTCCATTTTTGCAATCATATCTTTAAGGTTCATTATTTGCTCCCTACTGGTGATACAGTATTTTCTTTGTCGGTGATATCTGCGCCTTCACCGGGTTTAACGTCTTGTAACGGATCATTTTCACGCTCTGATCTAGCAGTTTCAAGTTCTTTTAATAAAGACATAACACGATTTGAACCAACAGCTTCTTGTGCTGATTCGCCTCCCATGTCTTCTGTTTCTAATCTAGTTTCGTATGGCCCTTCATCTTTTGTTGCTTGATACATTTCTTGTGGTTCGTTTACGTTACGCACTATAAGATGAGCTCTATCAATATCACAACACTGTGTAATATATTCTCCTAACACCTGAGGTGTTGTAGGATAATTTAAACCAACTTCGTAATATGTAACTTCACAGTTACTAAGTTGTGGAAAGTCCAGTGGACGTTCTTGAATTGGAGTTTTCTTTCCAGCACTCATTGATGCTACACTGTAGCGTTGCAAGCATCTTTCTAAACTATCAGCACAATCCTCTGGAAGTTCACCTGCTACTCCAATGTTAAATTCATATATTTTTTTAGCTTCTGCTAGGTATTTTTCAAACATGTTTTCGTCCTTATTAAATTATTTATCCATATTCTTAAGTTTTTCGAGCAAACTATTACGGTCTGTTACTATATAACCTTCGCCTTGAACCATATCTTCGTCTGGCTTACCGTCTTTGTCCATCTTTTCTTTCTTCAGTTGTAGCTCTACCATCTTAAGTTTTTTGTCTAATTTTGCAACTTTAGCATCAAGTGATGTTTTTAACATTCCGCCTGCTACTTCAAATACTCTACCTGAGTATCTTGATTCAACGTTCATACCCAAATCCATTAGATCATCATATGCATCCATAGCTTTTTGAGCAACTTCGTTAAGCTCTGTATCAGCCATTTCACCTAATCCCTTAACTGCGGGTAGTGCGGCCGATATTTTATCAAACTCAGCAATGTCTCTTAAGGTTTCATTCTGTTGAGCTAATACTTCTTTTCTGTCTTTTTTCTGATCTTGTTTGATAATTTCTTTACTATCAGGTAAGTCGAGAAGTTCTTCTAATTTCTTTGTCATTATATACTCACATTAACTGCTACTATTATTTATCGTTTTCCAGAATGGAACATGTCCTTTTCTGTAACGACCCTAAAACTAAGTCCTTTAGACTTACAATATGCCCTTGCGGCTTCCCATTTTGCCATATTTAATGCAACTGCTAATTGATTATGTTTAGATTTGCCTGCTGATTCCATAGTAACTTGGTTATCTGGTTTTACTTCAATAAGTTCTACCATATTTTTACCCTTTTTAGTCTTATATTGAATAAAGAAATCAGGAACATAAATTGTCATCTTTCCTGTTAATGGATTACGGAAGGGTATTTTTACTGCTTCGCTTGCCCATGCTTGTATTGATGGGTTTTCATCGCAAAATTTCATAAACGCAAATTCCCAACTACTACGGTAAGTTGGTGTTCTACGTCCTACATATTTTCCTGGATTTTTGGCTTCGAATTTACCTTGTGCAAAACGTCCCATGGGTTACCCCATTATGTTTCTTGCTTCTAGAGGAGTATCTGTGTTTTCGACTCTAAATCCTAATGTACTAATTTTTTGTCTATTAAAATTTAAAATACTTGCAACAGTATAACTTAATTGTAATTTATCTAGTCCTTTAAGAGTATCTAATAATTCAAATACTCTAACATTGTCAATCTTTGCTTGTTGCATTAATACTGCACCTGTAGATTGTGCCGCTGATTTATCAAAGCCTTTGCTTTCTAAGAATCCGATTACTGCATCAACTTCGTTACTTGGATATGCTAATTGTTTTTGATAATATGTATTGAAATAACGCTTAACTCGATCAGCACTATCAGTTTCTTTTTTTACTGGTAAATTTAATTGTA